AGGGTCCACTTCCGATTACTAAACCGAGGCAGTCATGTGTAACTGGTGTGTGCTGAAGCACGCATCAGCGATGACTAGGCACATCACGCATCAGCAAGGGAACAAACATCACAAAAAACAAAACAAAAAACACTAACTAAATAATTAATAGGTAATTAATGCTCACTCGGTGATTAAGGATTCGAACACTGACTAAGTGATGAAACCACGACCACAATGATTGTGATCACAAAGTGATTACTGGGGAAAACTTTATAAACCCCAGGTGTTCACGTATTCCTGGTGGTAGGGATGCAAACCCAAACCTCTCAGGTCTCGGATCAAACAACGTCACTGGAAAAGTTAGTAGAAAAACTGGAAGAACTAGGAAGGATAGAAGAACTAAGAGACAATGTACAATGGCTAAGAAACCTTGCAACGGAGTTAAAGCACTACGTTGAAAAGGATGCCTCTATGTTTGTTATCAGGAATATGTACGGTATGACTGATATAAGTATAGTTGGAAGATACACGGGCTGTGTATATTTTGACACATCCATAGATCCAAAGAGTACAACAATATACGATGTGTTCGATAAGTTCTTTAGTGCAAACATTTACGTAAATGCGTTGCGTTGCATAGCTGATGCACTGAACGACATAGCAAATATAATAGACTCCGCACTACCTGAACCTGAGAAAGATCCATAACTGGCAGAGGTGATGTGGCATGCAAACACAAACACAAACCCAAGTCTCCCGAAAAGGGAGAAAAATAATGTACGTTAAGGTAAGGTACTACGTTGGGGCAAACAATAGATTGACGTTTTATATACCAACGGCAAACGGTGTGGAAAAGATACAAGTAATGGTAACAGATCAAAAGTGGGTAACTGAAATTATCAATTATCTGAAAACAAAGGGTAAGCATCGTAAGGTTAAGCGTTATGGTTATAGTTCATTTGCACATATGCATCATGTATATACTAATGACGTGTGGACAGCAAAGATCCCTGCGAAAAAGTTCCTAAACTTGATAAAATCAACGAAATCATGGAGTAGAAGCGGATACGCAACAAAGATAGTACAATTACTAGAACAACGACAATCATAAGGTGGTGGGAATGGCTAGAAAATACACAAGGCATATACACGTTAAGATGACTGATGATTTATATGATAAAGCGGTTAAGCTAGCTGATAAACTATACGATGGAAACGTTGCAATGCTAATAAGGAAATTAATCGAAGAAAAGTATGAACAGGTGTTTGGTGGTGGGGCATGACTGATTATTTGCAACGTATAGTGAAATGGATTCTTTATGGCAGGAGTGCTAAAAGTGTTAAAGCCAAGAATGAGGCTTTTGATGCGATTTGGGAGTACTTGATCAACCTGGATTATCAATTGAGGGAGCAAAGAAAGAATGCCGTGTTGCCTAACTAGCCCTGCATTGATTCCTCAAACCGTGCATTTTTCTTCGCACTCTATTGAGCAGAGGAATAATATTCCTTCACCAAGCTCTCCAGGGGCATCTGTCCTACACTCTCTGTCCTCACACTCCCTAGTGCACTCCCTAACGCATTCCCTGAATTCATCATTGTTCATCATGGTTCTACCACCTTGCTTAGGTACTCAAAGACTTCCTCAGGTCCTCCTGAGTTCTTTATCACGTTCCACAATCGACTATCCTTGCAAACCATGTATCGCTTTATTGACCTGGTGTCATCTATCGTTAGTAGTTTTTGTTCAACTAGTTTGTTCATTATGTCCTTAACTATTGTCATCAATACGGGCAGTGGATCATTGCAACCTGCGTTTTCTAACAATCGTTTTTGTGTGAATGCAACGCAAGATCCACGTGTGTAATGAACCAATATCCAAAGTCCACGTGCAATTAGATTAATGACATTCCTAACATCAGCATAGAAACTAGTGTCCGTGCATGATTCAACGGACATTTTCCACCACCTCAATCCTTTTCCTCACGAAATCAACAACATCGCCTATTTCGTGACTTTTAACGAAATCCCACAACTCACTGTTTTTGCAAATGATGTACCTGGTTCCTCTTTTCGCTTTTTGACGTGCATACGCTATCAGTCCTACCTTAACCATGCTGTCTAACATCGAGTAGGCAAGCGAATAGTGATTGGGATGAATCACAAGGTTCTCGTTTTCCGCAACCTCACTATTCCTAACCAATCTCTCTGCCGTAAACGACACACACATACCTTGGGCATTCTCAATTAGTTTCTTAAGTCCATCAGCGATTATGAACGGTATAGCATCATAATCAAGGAACGTGCACTTAACAATATCTAGTATTTCAACCACATCGCCGTTTTTAACGCCTAGCCAATGCATGAGTCCTATGAGAGACACCGTATTTCCATACAATCTACGGCATGGTAGTAAGTACTCACGACCATCCCATAACCTTAGCTTAACCCTAACGTAATCACCATCCCTAGCCCTGATTTTATCGAGTAACGTAGGTGGTATTGGTAGGATGTATCCGAGAACCCAGGTCTTTTGTTCCACCGTCATACACCTATTAATCCCAACTAGATTTTTAACGAACTATGCCATCGTAATTGCACTATATTATTCCTGTCTCTATGTAGGTATTATGTAAATAATGTTGTAATGTGGAATGTAGTAAGTACTCACGACCTGCTTACCCTTGATTTTCTCCACGACCTGGATAACGATGTAGTTATCATCGAATTTAATCAACTTACCATTCATTGTTGATAATTCTCTCACTTTGATTTCCACGTTTTTTCCCTTAAGGTCTTCGAGAACGGATATGTATTGCACCGAAGTAACTCCCACATCCCTTAAGTGTTAGGAACAAATTTGTTTCTAATAGTTAATTCAACGATATGGGCAATAGGGTAACTAGGATAGCGTTGGATATCGATGGTACCCTGGCAGGTTACGGTGGCATAATAGATCAATGGACAATCAATGAGTTCCTAAAAACCGCTCACGTTGGGATTGTGTCCACACGTGCTGATTGCCACAGGGTGGCTAGCGATCTTGGTTTAGGGTATGCGTGTTGTGCAGGTATTGATAAGCCAGGTAAAGCGGATTGCCTGCGTGATTACGCTAGTAAGTTCCCTGTGGATGGTGGTTCAATCTACATCGCCGACATGCCTTACGACTTCGAGCAAGCATCCGAGGCTAATTGGAACTTCGCTGATGTCAATCATTTGAGGCTTAACCTAGGGGCAGGTGGCGATATCCATAGGGGCTATGTGAATATCGATGTTCGTTTACTACCTGGTATCGATATTGTTAGGGATTTAGAGAAAGATCCAATACCGTTCCCTGATGGAACGGTGCAATACATCAAGATGCAGGACTTCCTGGAACACCTGTCCTGGCGTAAGGTTGCTGATTTCGTTAGGCAGGTTTATAATAAGCTAAAGAGCGGTGGTTACGTATTCATACAATCACCTGATGTTGATGCAATATACCACAGTGTAGTGGAAAAACGTGACTTCCGTGGTGATTTCAAATACAAGTTTGAGGCTATATCGTATTGGCTAGGTGGTGGGCAGGACTATCCAGAGAATACCCATAAAGCATTCTTTACGATCGAGTCTATCACGGAATTATTAAAGGACGTAGGGTTTGCTGATGTGTGGTGTAGGAATGCGGGAACAAACTTCCAGTGCACGGCACGGAAAAAGTGAATTAATACATATTATATTATATTACTAAAAAAGCACGTTGGTTTTAGGCTTGATAGGATCCTTGTTGATCGCTTTCTTGATCCACACGTTGAACCAATCCCAACACTGCCTAGAATCCGTGCACATGTACCTACCGTTCACCTTAAGACTATTGTCAGGTGCACGTCTATAACTCATAGTGTCTATCGATATTACACGACTAAAGAATTGATTGTGCACGTACGTTGCGAATAAATCCATGTTACAACCCATCGCATGGAACCTAGCATCTTTATCCATCCTGATTATTTCACTATATTTCACCATGTTATAGTACACACAAACCTCGGGCTTCCTGGAACAATCAATTAACTCAAACTTAACACGACCACTTTCAACAAGATCGAGATTGTAAAATGATACAGTGGCTCTTAATGACGGTAAGCCATAGATACAATTGATACCCATGTTTCTTAGTTTTTTGCAAAACATGGCGTAGAATATGAATAATGATGTTCCATGTAGGGGTAAAATCCACGTGTACTTCCTAGCGAAACTCCTAACCTCACTGTTTTTACTAACCAATTTCTCGAATGCAAATAATTTATCGACATATGCACGTTCATCCTGGTTGTTATCAGGAATAACGAATACGCATCTTTCACAGTAGTTACTAACACGCATGTAGTAACGCAATGATTGCACCACGTCCAGGTTTTCCTTAGCTGATTTGAAACCAATATCCGCTAGTAGAATATTCCATCTTCGATGTGGCATTTCACCATTAGCCACCATGGGATTAACAAGAACATCATAGTTCTGAAGCTTTACGAACCTAGCCAAGACGTCAGACTCCCTTATGAACACCGTAACCTCAGTCATCACCTATTTTTATTTTAACTACTAATTATATAGTTCCTAGGTAAAATCAAATAATATTATGAAACCACAGACAACGAAAGACACTAGGAATAATGTCGTAACAATAGAGGGAACGGTATTCCGTAGAAAAGTTAGGGGCAAATACGATAGGTTCATAATCGAAATCCGTAGTACATATAACAACAAAATCAAGCGACTCATAGGTAAGAGAGTTACTGTCATTGTGGTGAACAATAATGAGTAATGATCAGTTTCGTATTAATGCCATTGATGCTGTGTTTATCGTAATACGTAGTTGTGACACTAACGATAACACAAAGTGCATATACCATGTTTGTCTTGGTAAGAAATACGATGATCCGTTTAAGAACTGTGTCAAAATCAAGCGATTGGATGATCCAGAACACATATGCCGTGCATTACAAATAATCAACGCAACGAAGTACATTGACTACATCCCTGGATTACTGAGTAACATCGGTGTTCCAGGTAACGTAATTGAGGAAGTAATGAGTGAGTTACGTGTGAGGCGATCAACATGTCCACCACAGTAGAATTGATTGATAGTGCGGAATGCATTAGGAAAACCGTTACGGAAGATCAGTATGGTAAGGTAAACATAACATGTTTGGAAGAAATCAAGATCGAGATACCTAAGGATCCTAACGGCAATCCATTAGGATATGCCTATGTTTACAACGTATCAACAACGCAAGATGGGAGTGTTATTTACAAATTAATTGCAAAGATCCCTAGGCAAATTGGTTTAGTGCATGATCCGTACTATGATAAGGATTTCTTCGTTGCATTCGTAGATGGCAAACTGATTAGGTACGACACGGACTTTGACGGTTTCATAGACGCAATCAGACAGTTACCACGATACTACATCATCAAGAACGAACAATACCTAGAGATCCTAAAGGAAATACTACCTAAGGCAGAATCCACGGTAAGCCCTGGCTTAGACTTTAACGGATTCATTGATCCATACGGGATCTTAGACCTCAATGACTACGGTATTGAGAACATAATCAACGTGTACAATTGGATCCGTGAGTATTATCCCGAATCCAATGCTAGGTGGGCATGGATTAATGTGTTGCTAGTGTTTGCGAAGATGATATCTCCTGTGGTTAGGCGTTATGGAAAAGCACGTACGTTTAACGACCAAATAATCTACAACGTTGGAGAAGGTGGCATTGGCAAGTCATCACTCAATAGGTACATCATATGCCCATTGTTAGGTGGCGAAGAAATATGCCGTAAACTAAACATTTACGTGGCAGGTGCAATAAAATCAGATGCGCAATTGCGTAACTTGGTGGCGTTGAACCGCATGCCGTTGATCCTGGATGAACAAACACGTGAATCATTAAAAAGAAACGTGGCGAACTTCCTATCGGCAACCATCGGTTATGCCGTAACGGCAGTCCACGCAAGCAAGTACGGTCTGGGCATCGAAGTACAATTCCCAAACTTGCGTGGCATCAAGATAGACACTAACGTACCATTCACATCATTCTTAAATGACATTCTTAAGGAAGCCTCGGACTACGCAATCACCAGAAGATTCGTTGTTATACCCTGGGATATAACACCAATAAAGACCAAGGCATTCAGAGACCTACCAGACATAAGACCTGCCTTGGGTTTCATCAACAAGTTGTGGCTTAATCATCGTGATTCATTCTTGGAATGCCACGACATATTGTGTTTGACAGAGAAACTAACGATTGCGATTGTTAGGGATATCATGACTACTGATGAAAAACTAGCGAATGAGATAGCTGATTACACACTATCAATAATCAAGGAATTGAGACAGATGATTGAGGAACAAAAAATAGAGTCGTTGGATCCAGTCACGAAATTCCTAAACAACGCATACATGTTCGCTGAAAGTATGGGCATTACCAACCCTACCACGATCAAGATCCTAAGGTACATATTAGAGAACCCACAAAAGGCAGGTGTAGTATTGGTAGGCGTTAGGGATAAGGATAAGGCAGAGAAATATGCACGTGACTTAGACGCCGTAATGCACCAACTAGCCTTTAGGTACAACATAGTTGAAACACAATCCACAATCCAAGGAACGGATCCAGACGCAACGATTGTTTACTCAATCTTAAAGAATGCATACGACAACGCAAAGTACCAAATAGCGATCCTGGCAAAATCAGCATTAATACCAGGAACACCAAGGCAGTTCTTGGGATCGCCTGAAAATAACGTACCATTAAACGGCAAGATGGTAAAAGGATACTACCTATCGTTAGCCGAATTCGTAAAGCTATTCCTACACGGAAAAACCGAAGAAACCGAGAACTCTCCATAAGACATACAATATCAAAATAAAACTTAAACTAAGTAAACCCTTTTCACGGTTTTACCTACTTACCTACTTTACCTACCTGTTTCTCTAACTTTTATTTTAGCTGATTACGTAGAAAGCAACGTGAGAGTATCGTGGATTAGATAAAATAAGTTAGCAAAAACAGGTAGGTAAAGTAGGTAAGTAGGTAAAAAACGATCTATAGTTGTAGAATACCTAGGTTTCGTGAAGCCACGGTTTAATCGTTACTTTCCGTATTTTTCAGCACGCAATTGAGGATCACGCCCATTAGATCGGCATCACTCATTTTAGATATTGTATTGTGTGGCAATGCGAATACCCAACCGTGGTGTAGTTTTGCGTACCAACCACCTAGGGCTTCGGAGACACATAATAACGTCTTATAGATGTCTAGGATCGTTCTAGGACTAATCCTTTTTCCACGTGTTTCCCACAGTCGTTCGTTGAACTTAACGACCTTGTACGAATTGATGTACGTCATGTTGCCACGGTTGTTGGTATCGAAGTAACGAATGATGTGTAGTGTCCATATTGCGATTTTCTTAACACGCTTGCTATACCTTATTGCCATCACGTCTTGATCGATTTAAAATAACTAAAAACGTGTAACGCTTAGGATGGGAAGTATTTTTCATGGATCTGCCACAACCGTGGCTTTATCGCTTCCCAGGAATAGTTTTTCTTGATCCACTCAATACCCTCACGAACCTTAGCCCTTACTTCCTTATAATTATTATATATTAATAGGAATTTAACACAAGCATCATCGGGATCCCACTCGGCACCAAGACCATCATGGATCTCATTCCCTGGCAAGACTGTAACCATCTTCCTGGTCTTAACCCACAACCACTTTTCAAGCCCTGGTGGCGTGTACTCAATCCAGGCACCAACCGATGGCATAAGCACGGGAACACCACGACCGAGTGCTTCCAAACCACTCATTTCGAAACTACCACCACGTGACGGCAGTAATACTAAATCAGCAACGTCATAGAGATCAATCAACCAATCCCTGGTTAATTTCCCTTCCACAATGAACGTTTTGTACTTCGTGAATAGCTTAAGACCTGGATCCGTGATGTCCATTTTCTTGATGATCAACATGTAGTTAATGTTCAATTTATCGATACAGTCAATCAATACGGACGCTAAGTCAGCACCTTTACGCCAACCACTATGCCATAAAAAATACAATATCGTGAACAGGTTCTTTCTCTGCTTGATCTCCCACAAAAAACGAATCGTTGGATGCTCAGGCTTCCGAGTCTCTCTAAACCACTCATTTTCGAGACCGTGAGGTACTACGTGCACTGGAACCTTAACGCCACTTTGGACATACGCATCGTAAGACCATTTACTATTCACGATAAAGGCAGTTGCATAGTTAGCCATATCCACTGCCCACCTGGACATGTGATTGCTATCAGCAACATCGACGCCGATTAATACTTCGATTTTATCCACACGATGCTTAAGCACGGCTTCCTTAATTTCGCCATTAGTCGTTAATGGATAAAAGTACGGATGGACATAGCCACTGAATTTGCTGTAAGCTGTAATGGAAGGGAAGGCAGTTAGGTGCAATGGTTGCACGTTGTATCTCTCACGAAGCAACTCAATGTGTTTTTCAGCGATGTAGGTGAACGATAACTCACGTTTCATAGGGTACATGTAATACGTAATCCTCATCAACGATAATCATAATAAAGAAACAATTTGTTTCTAAAGACAAAGAAAAAAGGTGGTTTTTAACGTAGGGCTAGGGGCTAGGGGGCTTACCTACCAGGGATTATCATTTGTTCTAATTCCAACTCACGTTGGCGTAAACCATTTTCTCTGTGGATCAAGTCTCTCACAGCAACACGTATAGCCTCACTCCTACTAGGGAACCTACCTTGCCTTACCATTTCATCCAGCCCATCTAGCATTTGTTTCGGCAAGTGCACGCTTATTAGTACCATCTTTTCTTTCGCCTTGGTCTTAGGCATCGAAGTGCAATATAACATTCTATTTTTAAGCATTACCCATTTATATACCGCAAGCAAGATATCTAAGAAAATACGATTAAGGTAACCCAAAAGAGAAGAAAAGCTTATAAACCACCTGGTGCACCTTAGTATTGGTGAAAAAGATGGCAAACCCAAACCTAAACGGGACGGGTAAGTCCACGGTAAATCCCAAACTAGTTAGACGTCTTATGGAAGAGTTGGAAGCCGACGAAATACTTGAAATAAAGCCTGTGGGAAGGAATAGATATTTCGTGTACTATAGGCGATGTGAATGGGCAGAAGATGACGGAGGTTGTTGGGACATAGAGTCTTATGTTACAATAAATGGCAAATGGATAGATGAACAAGTAATACATATGGGCTAAAGGTGATGGCAAATGAACAACCAAGAAACCCAAACCCAAACAAACCAACCATGTCTATGTAAGTTCACGTTTGAATCGAAATCTAAAGGTTACGTTGGTGCATACTACGAAGTCAATGAGTGCATGTTTAGGAAGACATATTACGTGAGACTTGATAATGGACAGTTAGTTAGACCATACCATGCAAGTAACTTTGGTTGCGCTGAAAACTGTATAGCATTGATCGAGGAATGGAAATTAGAACCAGGCATTTACTTAGAGATATATATTGAGAGATACAGATGCAATGATCCATACCGTGTAGTGATAGAGAAAGTTCAATTCACAGGCGATAAAATAATCCATACAATATTAGATGATTTCTTTACACGTGATTTAATGCCACCACTCAGATGGTGATGAATCATGGCAAGCCAAACCCAAACAAGCCAAACCCAGTGGAAACGAATTAAGGTTCCCAGCAATGCATTCGAATTCATAAAGGCACGTGCTCAAGCACGTAGAATGCCAATGTGGCAATTCATAATATCAAGTATCAATTTTTATGAAAGTGCAATGAGTGATAAGGTCGTTGCGGATAAAACGAAGTTACAAAACGCTAGTTACTATAGTGTTAAGTTGATATTAGCCGTTTCGCAATTCATTCATGAACCAAACGATAAAACATATGAGAACGCCAGGAAGATAATCAATCAAATAGCCACCAGGAAGCACATTGACGTAAGTGCACTATCTCAATTAGTGGACATGTATAGGGCACGTAGAAAGAGATCATACGTACGTGCTATGGAACAAGAATTAATACGCATTAATGTGGAACTAATGGCGAAGGTATGATAAGGTGCTTACCATGGATGTTAAATTCAAAATATTCCTTTTTTCCACAATCCTTAACATCCTTGATCTAGTAACGTCATTTGTTGCGTTTAGGCTAGGTTTCGTTGAATTGAATAAGTGGATGATTATATTCCACAATAGTTATGTGTCTGCCACAGTGGCAGTCGTATTATTCGAACTAAGCCTGGTGGCATGGTATGCATTCTCAAAAATTTATGATAATGCGAAATATGGGATGTTGGCTTGGGGTTTGACTAAGCTTTACGCAATCGCTAACAACATTTACTTACTCATTATTTCTTTTTTGGCGTAACCATTATCGCCAAGCCACCATTCTGTATTTGTGTCTTTATGTCGTAGTCATTCCCAAGCATGGTTCTGATCGCTGTTTCTAACTTACCTGGATCTATGCCGTCCAACTTAATGAACATGTATCCTTGGTGTAAGCGGAAGATGTTTACTACGAAGTTCGCTATCATGTTCACGTGCATGTCCTGGATTATACCACTCAAATCGATACTCATACAGTTTTCACCATAGCATTGAATTATTTGTTTTTAATCAAGCCTGGGTATTTTGCTAGCAACGTTCTTGATCCTTATGATGATCACGACATCATCATTGTCATATGTGATTTCAATGTCGTGATTCACGGCATATAGGTACTTATGCGCATACGACACTAAACCCGTGACTAAATTTTTGTACGTCGTAATCATCCCAGACATCACGTACACTTTGTCCTTGGTGTTGATCGTATTGCTCGATGATCCCACGTTCAATACACAAATGATCAATTATTTGTTTTTAATAAAATCAATGTTAGAGATTGGGTAGTGGATTACAACTCAATTCAAGTACGGACACCTATCATAACGTATTACTACGTATCACATCGTATAACTACATGTGTATTTGTAAAAATAAGCATTGGACACGTTGATTAAAAATAAATTTGACTTTGCCTATGGAAACGTGACCAATATGGCTAGAGGGAGAGGACTACCTAAGCCTGGAAATTCGAGGCTAGCGAAGTGGCAAGCCAAGTACGATCCAACGGTAGTACAGACCAGGTTCACTGAGGTACAGTCAGTTGCTGTAAGCAGGGCGCAGGAGGGTATTGTAAGTATCGCAAACGTGCAATTCCTGGTAGGTGGCATACTTGATCAATACGGTATCGCAGGTCCTGCCAGGGCAATCTACATAGCGTTCGGCGAAAAGGTCTGGCACGCAACACAGAGATTGACGGGGCAAGCACTTGCTAATGAGGTGAACGGTCTCACGTCATACTTCCAGACCGCATTCGGTGCCAACCCAACGATACTACAAGCCATAGCACAAGCCCTTGGTGTTTCAGGGCTAACCTACTAAGCAACTAACATAGCATAAAACATTTCAAAATTAAAAACAAATTTTGTTTTTTCCTTTTTCCTCACGATGAAGGTATTCATAATACACGCTAAATCACCTAGTCTAACCACGGTGGCTAATCACTTGGCTAAGGTTGCTAGATCGATGGGGCATGATGTTAGGGTAATGAGTGACTACGTACATCAAGACTTTCTTTTCTACAAACCCAATGCCGTGATATGGATTGAACCTGTGAATGTTCCAATGTCATCGAGATACGCAGGGCAGTACTCAACGAACAAAATGTTTGCGAAGTGGTTGAAACAATTGTGGTATGGTACGTGTGAGGGTACGCCTTACGGCGAACCTGCCAAGTACCCTGCTTGGTACCAAATCGATTTCATAGCTAATTCACTATTCACGGCTAATAAGCTTACGGAAGTCAATTACCACGTGATTGACATTGTTCATCACGCTTACGATCCAGATGAAAACCGTGAGGCAATCGAGTATGCGGATTTCCTTAGGAAAAAGGTTGAACGTGACTTCCCAGGTAAGGTTATTTTTGCTATTGCGGAAGGTGCTCATAAGAGGAAAGGATGGGAGAAATTGATACAGGCGCTAAAGTTGATCCCAGACAACGTTAGGGAGAAATTCGTAATACTAGCAATTGCCCACAAGGCAACGATAGATAAGGTACTTCCAGATGCACCTGAAAAGTCAATCTACGTAGTTGGGCAATTCGGCGAAATGGCTAGGAAGCAAGTCCTTGCGCTATTCGCAATCGCCGATTACGTCCTGGTGCCATCGCTTGCGGAAGGTTTTGGTCTGCCCGTGTTGGAAGCGAATTCGTTGGGCAGGTTGGGTATTTTCGTGAACATGGAACCATATAGCGAATTCGCCGATACTAAAGCCAACATCACATTCCCTTGGGACACAATCAAGGAAGTGATTGACAACGGCGTTGAATTTGAACTACACGACTACGATCCACAGTACCTAGCTGATGCGATAGTCAATGCCGTTGATATGGCTAGGAGCGGTGAATATGAGGAAAGAGCTAAGCGTGCTTACGAAGCCGTTAAGGACATGACAATTACAAACTTATACACAAAAATCATTAAGTACATTGAGTGAACAAACGTGTCCGTAGTACAATCATACAACTTATTCGGAACAAGTGGTGTAGATCAGCCAAAAGTCATATTGAACAATAAGCAGGACGCCACGGTATTACCATCCAGGTTCCCGATACAGTTCTTCCCGTTCAACTTCGTGATGGAAACATCGTTACTGCTTGATTTCCTATTCGCAGTATCGTTGGATGTTCCAATATCGTTCGATAATTACACGTGGCAGGGCATAACAATCTCATACCCAGATTTTTCGAAGTACCTACAACAACTGAATATACCACCAACGAACATACCACCAATCTCAATCCTAAACCCAATTGCCCAGAGTAATTATCAACAGACACAGATTACGAAGTGCTATTTCGGGCAGTCCAAGTTTGATTATTGCTATTACGATCCTGGCATGACTGTGGAAAACATAAAGCAGTACCTTAGATCCGCAATCAACAAAATATCCAGGAACATATCGGTTCCCAACTTCCTGCAAGGCGTCAATGTGACGCAGGGATTCGCTGTCTATGCGAATAAGATCCTTAATGCAATCATGCAGATGATCGAGAAATCAACAATCATTGACGTAATGTTACTTGATTTCTCAGAGTTTCCACCACCATCCGAAACAAATCCCGAGTTTGCCTACCTGCCGTACCAGTGGATTGTAACGATAGAGTCATTGAACGGTACGTATGAGTATCCGCATTATTTCATTCTCGATCAGGTACTGTGGGGCACAGTCTTGGATTGGAATCCGTTGGATGCGGAATTCTTTATTGATGAACCAATACCGTTGCTTGGATTAGAATTCGCAAGGCTTGTTGGGCACATCGGTGAATCAGTAATGACTAACTACAATCCGTTCCAGACGGCAAGTAAGCTAGCGTTCGTTGATCCATCGATACCATCCATACCCATACCACCAACGCTAAGCGAATTATTCGCCGAAGCATTTCCACAGATCATGGAAAATGCACCATTTACGCCATTAACGGCACGTGCTGAACGTTGGGGCAGGGCTATGGATCTAATCAAGACAATCAGGAAGACGGTTAGGAATATGCTAATGAGTGTGGTGGCTAACCCAATAATGATCAATGCATATGAGAATGCATGTGTGGAATATTGCATGGCTTTCCATCACAACCATGATAGGGTTAGGTTTAGGGCATGGGATGGCATAGGACTTAATGCATTCAACCAAGCATGGTTGTCTAAGTGGACTGCCTTAGGTTTAGATCCGAATATCTTAAATAATTTGTTAAATATACTGAGTACAATATGTCCGAGCAAGATACCAGGGTTCCAGGGAGTGGACAGCCCGTTAGCCAATCAATAATACCACCGATAGCACAACCACAGACGCCAATTGATCCGAAAGCAAAGATGTTTACTGACAAGCTTATGGAACTGATTGGCGAAGTCTATACGTTGTCGTTGGAAATAGCATCAATAGATGATCCAAACTTGCTTAACCATCCAGTCGTGAAGCAAGCAAGGAAAGTTGTGGCTAAGGTTAAGGAACTTAAGGACGTGTTGGGTACAAAGTGATTACGACCTTCCATATTAAAAACAAATTATAATTAATTGTTTTTTTATCACAATGTCCGTCTTCGGTGTTCCACTTAAGCAACCGTTCCAGGTGTTGCGATCATCGGATTGGAATGCGTTAGTGTCAGCTGTCGATCAACTATACATGTTGAATTTCTACACGCAAACAGGGCTATTCAGTGGGCAGTTAAGTCCGTACTTCGAGTCGTTATATACCGCTGATGGTGCATTCTTTGGTAGTGAGATATACGTGGAAGGTTATAAGGTGTTGCACGACCTGGATCCAATCTATATCGCTCAATTCCTACAGGGTGCTGTCAATCAAATCTACAATTACATATCCGTTTACTTAATCAACATTCAGAACACGGTTCAACAAATACAATCAACCGTCCAAATGATTAAGTTGTACGCTAGTCCAACGGCATTGCAATCGTTCGTGTTAGCCGTAACGACAACACCAACCACGTTGGTTAGTTCATCAACACCAATCAAGCGTGCATTGTTGTTCGTGACTAACGACACGGCTTATGTAGTCTATATAGGTGGTGCAAGCGGACAGCACTTCCCAATACCACCAGGTACACAGATTGAGGTTGATGTTTGTGATGCCGTGCAAATATACCTGCGTTCACAGAACTATAGTTACGTCAGGGCGTTGTTGGAATTAACAAGTCAATCAACGTGTAACTGAGGTGGTGATCCATGACTGAGAAAAAGAACGATACTAGGGAATGCGGTGTTGGCAAGGCTAAGGTAAGGATCGTTAAGATGGATAGTGAGGGAAACATAATCAGTATTGAGGAATATTACGGCAACGTGTTCCTAACATGCGGTGTACAAACAATATGGAACATAATTGCACAAAACATCACGTCATGGACACTAGGGATATGCGTTGGTGATGGTTCGGCATCGGCATCGGCAAGCCAAACATGCCTGCAAGGCAGTAATCAAGCATGTTCTAACGCAAGTAGTGTCAATGTTAGTAATAATCAACTAAGCGTAACTGCCACGTTCGGAACAAACCAGGCAAATTTCACGTGGAATGAGATTGGTGTTGCGTTCACAAACCTAACATGCCCTAACTGCTCTTATGCACTGATTGATAGGTTGGTTACGGCAATGGGAGTCAAACAACCTGGAACGACCTGGCAGGTAACAATAACATTAACGATATCCTAGGTGGTGAACCATGCCCGTTGTAATAAACTCAATCAGTTATTCCAACGGAACACTATCACTAAGTAGTTTAAACACCGAGACTACGGTGTTTAGCTATAGTGGTGGGCAGACTGATGCAATCATTGAGGGATGGATATCGTTACAAAACATGCAAAGTGGTGACATAACGATTGTTACGGTTTACGTCACGGTTGATGGAACGAACTACTACGTGTTCCTACAACGTGCATTCGCAGGACCTGTCAATAATCCCATTTTGAGGATCCACACGTTACAAATACCACCAAACATGGGCATCAAGGTTACTATTAACCAGATCAGTGGAACGCCAAGATCATATCCGTATTACTTTATAACCCAGGTGCTCAGTTCATGAGCACCGTAGCTTATCCAATAACCACAGGTGACGCATCGAGTGGTGGTGTAACAACAACCATCACGGCATTCTCACTAAGCGATTCAGCAAGCGGTGTAGAAAACCTAACAGGACCAGGTCAATCCGTAACTGTAACGCCACAACCATCACTATATGGTCCTGCAATCATACCGCTAATTACACCTGGATCAACCGTTACGTTCCTACTGCCCGTGTGTGTTCCTAAACCGATCATGTTTTCACAATTGAGTGGTGGCGTTACCGTCTATACCCACTGCCCTAACGAAACTATACAACCGAGTTTGTGGAATAGCCGTAGGGCAATACTGATTAATCAATTGGGTAAGCTAGCGGTACTTATACAACTCATTAATTACGTGAATAGTGCAATAGCTAGTGATCTATACAATGAGTACAACAACATCATGAACAAACTAAGTCAGTTACCAACCGTGAACGTTGGCGATCCAGTCAGTCATGAACACTACAACGTCATTTACGACCACATTAGCCTAGCTAACGACGTGATTTACTACTACTTTGATGTGCTCTATGGTTACTTCGGTGCATTGCCACCGTTCATTGCTAATGTGTTTAGTCCTGTTGGTTACGTACTAACTAGGATGTTTAAGAAATCAAGCATGGACATGCTGTATAGCGGTGATTGGAACAACCTCACGAATGCATTGTACGCAATCGATCAAGCACTACAAATAATACAGAACTACCTACCGTTACTTATTAAATTAAGCAATCCAGGTTACACGTACCCTAGCGGACAGCAAATACCAATCGCTATCCAACCATCGAATTACCTTGGCATCAATGAGGATCTAAGCAATGTTTACTTTATCGATTCTAGCGGTAATAAGATCCCATACTGGATAGAGGTTGATGCAAACAATAACAACGGTACGGCAGTGGCTTGGCTTAAACTCACGGACACAGTGATCAACCAACTCAATAGCGGATCATCAACAATAATGCTATTGCCAACGCCAAGTAGTGTTATTGATGGTGTTAATTACGGTATTAATTCGGCAATAACTGGATCACTAAGCACGGATAATATCGGCAACATCATGGATCAAGGATTGATCTATAGCATATGGGCTAACACATCAAAGCAAGCATGTTTGGCAGGTAATCCACCAACGAATGAACCATTAATCGGTGCAAGTCTCAATACGTCATCACTCACGTTTAATACATCGTGTGGTTCATTCACGGATTCGTTAGAATCAAGCCTAAACGTTATTTCATCATTGTTTAGTTCATCAATACCATGTGTTGTTAGTAGTGGTTCGTATAGTAAGTGTAATTCATGCAATAATTCACCACAGTGCACGAACCAAGGCAACATGTTGTTCGCATGGCAGAGTAATTATTGCTGTGCAAGCAGTGCACCTGTCAGTGGTTCATACACGTGGCTGGCTAAGGTAATTGGTTGGGTACAGGCACAGCAGGCAGTAACCATGTACGTCCTTGTTGATGATGCAATAAACACGTGGTATAGCCTAACGGGAGAACTAGGTAGTGACGGTGCTAACTGGGCATCTGGTGGTGTTGGTATTGTGAATTCATGGACAAACCAGGTCATACAAACAAGTCCGTACACTGGAACGATACCGTTCGGAACACACAGGTTTGACTTGCACTATGCCAACGTTGATTGTTGTGGCGCTATATTGATGGCTTGGTTCAGCAACACGATTAACATGTACCATGCCAAGTTCGTTCCGTATGGTTACATGCCTAGTGTGTCAATAACAAAAATGAGTTTCTAGCGTGTTGTTAAAAACAAATGAGTCATTGATCAATTAATTGCAATGCCTGATTTTGAGTACACAGTATTTCCCGTAAGGAAGCGTGTGATCAGGGTGACAATAACTAATAATCAATCAACCGCAACCGCAAACCCACACGTTCAACCAATAATAATCAGACATAACTATCTACTTTCACTACTTAGTATTGATGTTGATCCCTATGTGGTACCGCTAAACACGATTTTCTATGATCCACAGGCAAATGCACAGGCTTATTCATATTATGATTTCTTTGATGGAACATCCCACTACTGGTTTGTGAAAACACAATCAATAAGTGCTAATTCCACCTACACGCTTTACATGATTATTGATTTAATGGAACAATTAATTGACGGTAACTATGCAGGTATTAATCCATACACAGGCATGGCTTACTATGGTTTCAGCTATGCCCAGTACGACAACGGTGCTAACGTATTTCCCACTTATTTCAACTTTAAGGGTACATCGGCACCAAGCGGAATCAACACATATGTATCACAAGGATCGGTTACATTCAACAACGGTGTAACAATAAAAGGTGGTACATCAACATCAGGTAATCAAACTGGTATAGCAACATCAACATCATTTAGCCCACCAATCATTGTAGAGTACTACGGTACACAAACAACATCACCGTCTGGTGATAATAATGGATGGAACGCCGTAGGATTCAGTAATTACCTATCATCATCATATGGTCCTCCATTTTTTGGTGGAACATATACAATGCTTAATTTTGAGGGTGGTGTAAATGCAACACCTAAAACAGATCAAGGTGGTTCGGCAACTAATGGTGTATTAAGTATGCCTCCCAATAATACTTTCCCACTTTCCCTGTGGACGCATATTTATCTTTCAAACGCATATTATACATATCAGAATTTCCAAAATAGCACGGGTTACATAACATGTGCTAACAACACCGCATCCCTACCGTTCGCAATTGAGGTAGGTCCTAATGAGGCATCCTATGCACCTAATGGTATGACTGTCTATGTGCTTAGGGCAAGGGATGTACTTCCCAATGGTGCTCAACCCATCGTATCATTTGCTTCCATGGACTAAGTCATTTCATGATTAAAAACAAATTGTTTCGTTTTTTGTGTCAAATCGATGGGTAAGTACAAAATCCTTTTTGAGGGAGATCGAACGATTGTGATACAGTTAAAGGATGGGATTAAGGCGCAGGATCTTGTGGCTAAGGGAGTGTTCATCCAAAAAGCCGATGGTCTTTATGATAAGAAAGGTAGGAAGGTGATTATTAGCGATAGGGAGTTTTTTCGCATAAGTGAACCGAGACTGGTTGGTGCTTGCGGTGGTTCCGTGTATGAGATATTTGATAATGTAGTCATTAGTGCAGGGCATGTAATGGATTGCGTGGATAGTCTCATTGTGGATAACACAAATTATAAACTAGTAAATAAGGAAGTAATACTTCCTGGCACGTACCCAGGTTGGTTGTGGTTCATTTTTGACTTGATCGGTTACGAACCCTATAGCCCTTATGACTACGGCATAGCCACAATCCAAGCCAACCAATCAATAAGGTACAATGCTGATATCCCATACCCACACGCTATTTACGTGGCAGGCAATTGTATATCCAAGTACGATCAGAATTGCCTGGGTATTGCGTTGGCAACGCCGAACATGGAATTATCAGACCTGAACGCTTTAATCGATAGGCAGTTAATGCTTGATTGCACGTACTGGGATTATCAAGCCGTTGCTATCGGTGTTGATGTTGGTAAGGTGTTCGTTAATTACAGCGATGGCAAATACGCATTACTGAGACCTGCCCTGCTTATGCGGTTCCTGAATTTATCGGGAATACCAGGTTGTAGTGGTTCGATGGTTTACCCAACGACGCCGTACCCAGACTTTCCATAATTAAAAACAAATTATTCGTTGCGGATTATCAAAATGACTATGAACATCCCATCCGTGATTAGGACTATGGGATGGAAGAAAACACTAACGATAATGCTGTTACTACTAACTATGACACCTACCGTCTTTGCCCAAGAAAGTGGTGGCACTGTGATATACATAGATCCAATCACATTCATACTAATACTGATAGCCCTAGGTCTTGCATTTTTCTTACTGCTATATGCGTTAGGCATGTTCCAGAATGCCAATATCCAGAATCAATATGCTAGCGTTTATCAAGCCACATCGCAAGCCCAGACCACAATAATGAATAACATGGCACAAGCCATAAACACTAACCTAAACATGCAAACAGGTGTAATGGTAGAAGAGGCAAGACATAGAATGAATATGGATGACAGGTGGTACAACCTCATGGCACAGCAACAAGCCTTTATGCAATATGTAGAAAACAGGTACCTGAATGCTTATGAGAGGCAGGTGAATGCCAACATTGACTTTATGAATAAGGTCTTTGAGCTATTGGCTATGCAAACGGCGTTTAGTGACATATCGCAATTGAATAAGGATAAGCTTAGGGCTATGGCTATACAATCGGCTAAGCCTTACGAAATCGAGGTTGTAACCACGGAAACACCTGAAAAGAAAGAAACGACTACGAAGACGTGATAACGATTGATTATTGACTATCCTTATTAAAAACAAATTGTTTTTTCACCTTTAAAATCCTTGATATGAGTACTAACGTAAGCGTTATCATTAGGGAGATACATAGGGCAGACGTTCCTGGGAACACACACTACATAGCAAGCGTTCAATTACTTGATGGTGAGGACGGTTGGGTAAGCCCTGCTTTTCCCATTGATTTTCACGACAAACACGAACTAGAACGAAAGATAGCACAGGAAGTAACAATGTATATTCTTGCCAAGCAAAATCTTGGTAAGCACATAGCCAGGGGCAGGTGGTTATGAGCTATATACCGTTTGACATAAATGAGATTAAGGTATTAATCCAGGACAACCTAGCCAACGGCATAATCGAGAAATCACTGTCCGAGTTGAAAGAAACTGATCTAGCCAGGGCAGTCGTTGAGTACGGTGGTTTGACTGATCCGATTGGACAATTGGAATCATGGCTTGCACAGCAATTACAATCGTTCGGTAATTGGTTGGTTCAATCGTTCCAGGCAATCATTAGCCCTATCGTTTCGGCAATCAACACAGTATCGAGTTACGTGTACCAGGGATTCGCATCATTATCATCAACAATTACGCAATCATTCCAATCATTCGCATCACAAATATCCACAACACTAGCTAGTATCCAATCATCATTTCAATCCCTGGGTACGGCATTCCAATCATTCGCAAGCCAACTAGGATCATCACTACAATCATTCTTTAGCCAAATATCGTATGCATTGACTACGGGATTCTCACAACTATCGAGTGCATTCCAGAGTTTGGGATCCCAAGTACAAAGTGCATTCTCGGGCATTATTTCGGCACTGAGTTCCCTAGGATCCCAGGTACAATCAGCATTGAGTAACTTCGCAAACGTACTAACACACGTTGTTTTCCCATCAATCCAGAATTGGATCACATCAGTCGTTAATTCAGTAATCACTGGATTACAGTCATTCGCAAGCCAAGCACAGACTGTCTTTAGCAACATCGTGAGTGGTATAGAGTCATTCGGCAAGACAGTATCAAGCGTGCTAGGCACATTCTGGAATGATCTACAAAATGCATTTACCACGATTGGTAAGTACGTAACTGGTTTCGTATCATCAATAGAAAAAGGGTTTGAACAATTCGTTAAGGATGTCCAATCATTCGGTGGCATGATCCAATCAACACTATCAAGTATTGGAACAATGATCTTACAGGGATTCGTGGACATCGGCAAGGGATTCGAATCATTATTTAGCGATATTCAAAAGACGTTTTCGGGATTCGTAAAGTTCATGGAAGGGATACCGAACATGCTAAGTGAGATCCCAGGTAAGGTCTTTGAGGCTGTCTATAAGGCGTTCTTGGACTTCCTAAAAGCCACGGGCATCGATAAGGCGTTCACAATCATAATCGATTTCTTTAAGAACGTGGCTAAGTTCTTCGAGAACCTAGGTAATAACCCAATCATCAAGGCGATAATCAAGGACTTCGAGTTGTTCGCAACGGACATGAATAAGGCGTTCTCTAATTTCTATAATATAATAATAGGAATATATCACTGGATAGCCAATGCATTACAATCCTTGGCAACTGATTTCATGAACACCGCTAAGTCGTTGGCAAGCGGTTTCCTGGGTTTGAGTAAGGGATTTACATCGTTCGTTGTTGATATTGCCAAGTTCGGCGTTTCATCGCTTTACCTACCTGTGGCAATCGAGTCGTTGCCAATATTGGCAACAATGAGTATTTTCAAATCGGAACCGTACATAATAATTAAATCGGGAATAGATCCCGTGAAAGTTGCCATTCCCGATTTAGTCAATGCGTTCGGTGCTATATCGTTAATATCAGCATCAGTATTCGGTGTCGTGTATGGTATCGGTGCATTGATTGAGAAACTCGGATCAGCAACTGGATCCCAGGAAATAGATTTGTCACCGTTGGGATTAGGTGTAAAACTAAGGCTTAACCTAGGCAAGTTGTTGGAACCAATCGGTGATCTACTCGAAAAGGTAGGTGATGAAATAGGCAGGGGCTTGGCATTGAGTGGTTCGTTAGCGTTTATGGAACCGTTGCGTTATATATGGCGTTACGTGTGGTGGCTAACGTTCTACGCCATGGGCATGGGAAACATGCCGTTCGAACTACCAAGCCACGGCGAATTGTTTGACATTGCCAGGAGGTTCGATGTTACACAGAACATAAACTATATAGCCAACACAATGATCTATAGAGGCTTCCCATACTGGTTCATTGCCAAGACAATAGCGTTACCAACCACGTTCACGTCTATAGACGTTGCCAATCAAGCGTTAGGTGACTTTAGGAAAGAGATCCAGAATAACTACATAACGGTGGTTGATAAGTTCGGGAATACCAGGATCATACCGATTGCACCGTTGTTCGAACTACCAACCACGCATGACTTGGTTGAATTCATGCTTAGGGACTTATTCCTACCTGCCAGTGCACCACCTGCACAACAACCTGCCTTAGCCTATCAATCGTTTGTTAAGGCTATGTGGGCACGTGGCGTACCACCAGACGTTGCGTACATGTACTACTTACGTGCATACGAATTGCCATCGGCAACGCAAGTCTGGGACTTTACAATGCGTGCACTATCAGGGTTTGCGTGGTACGTACCACCACCTGAGGTTCAAACATTCGCCGAATCCGAGGCTAAGATAATCAACGCATTCGTACCGCAAGTACCTGCCAAGCTTAACTTCCAGTATAACCTTGTGTTGTTAGCATTAGCCGAGTATCAGAAGTGGCATGGTAGGGCACACTTTGCTTGGATTAATGATCCAACGACTGGGAAGTCATATACATCTGATGCGTGGTTGATTATTGATCAATCAGCTCACTTACTCGATAGGACAGACATAGAGCACTTAGTCCGTCACGGAATATGGGATTACTACCAGAAAAAGTATGGCATAACTAATGAGACAACGATGTATGACGTGTTGGGTAAGGTCGTGGAACCGCAACCAACGTCACCGATACAGATCTACACGGACTACGTCACGAACGTGTTGATGGCTAGGGGCTTCCATCCATACGTTGCACCACTAATTGCATTACGTGCTGTCTTTGACGTAACGACAGCATCAAAGACGTTGTTAAGGACAGGTTTGTTGAATCTGATTAGGGAGAATATTGAGTTGATACCGATTGCGTTGCAATTAATGAGTCATTTCTTCGATGTGTCTGTGCATGTTGCTTATTTCGATATGTACAACCAGAAGTGGGTAACGGGATGGCTTAATGCACCAGTCCGTTACCTGGATCCCGAGGCTAAACTACTGGTGCTCAGGGCATTGATGGATAAGGTTAATACGTTTATGAGGTACATGTTCCGTGCATTGGAATACGGCGTTAGGGATTACTTGGTTGGTGTTAATGATTCCATAGGTACTATGGTGAATTATGTAACGGATGTGTTGGATAAGTACTATGCACCGCTTTACAAATCAATCACAGGCGTTGAAATGCATTTGACATGGGATTCAGCATTCAACAACGCCATAGCCAGGTACTTTGAAATAGAGCAACTGATTGGTACATTCCGTAGGATTAGGTACTACGCAAGGTATGCGTTGTATAGGATCTTGGGTATAATAGGCATGGGACTTATTCCAAAGACCGAAATACCCAAGTACATCGATGAATTAACAACATTAATGAAAGAAACACCGCAAGCCAAGGAAGTCTTCCTATTCATTTCAGACTTGGTTTATCACAGATATTTGCTTAGGAACTATGAAACGATGGTTAGGGTTTGGTTGGGCAGGCATGCAATGACAATCGACCAAGCACTACAAACATTGTTAGCACAGAACATAGATCCAGACTACGCCAGGGCCTTAGTCAATGCATATGCTAGCCCGTATTACCCAACGATTGCACAATTGATTGTAATGAGTGAGTACAATCCCGCATTCCTAAGCAAGCTAGGGCAGGTAATACAACTAATGAGGATACCACAGGACTGGGTACAAATATGGCAGGACTACGCATTCATAAGGGCTTACGTTAGGTGGTTCATACGTGCATTGAATGAGACCGTTACCGTGGCTTCCAGGATACCACTCACAACAAAAATAGTAATGCCATTGACACAGGGCAATAGGACAATTGCATTAAGTGATGTTGTGAATGATGTGTTCAAGCAAGCACAGGCGTTTGGTTTCGATGACACTAAGCTTAACTTCGTTAAGGAACTAATAGACTTTAGATACGTACTTACTCAATATAGGAATTCAATACCAACACCGTGGCATGCATTGAACCTAACATACTACCTACCAGATCCAGACACGTTTATTGATGACTTAAGCAAGAACTGGATCATATCACAATACGGCATATCACTAATCAAGACACTAGCCAAGTTCAGGAAATATGGCAGGTGGATGTTCGAAACAGTTTATTGGGCAGTTAGGGCTTATGCACGTGGTTACATGGCAGGGCAGGACTTGTATCAATTCCTGCAATCACTACAATCGTTTGGTCTTAGCAAGTACGACATCGAGATGATTAGGAACTGGGCATTCGCAATGAGTTGTTACTACGGTGCATGCCAATACCCGTGGTAATTATCTATTAATAATAAATACTCTTTTTTATAGATCATCACGTGTCTGAGGGGAAGAATGAAACGTCCATATGTAATTACAGGGTGGATGTAGAAATGATAAATATTGGTAAGATATGTGAAAATGCGGGTAAGTCCGTACACATTGCGATTGAGGCGATGCTGAATACGATCCATGATGTCCTCAGTGCGCTTAAGATAAACAAATACGTCATTGTCAGGTTTGATCCCAATACGTATGATACACCGCTACGTGTGAGTTTCTTTTTCACGAAGGCGTTAGAGGATGAGTGGGGTAAGGAAAAAATCAAGGAGTTCAAAGTGAACTTTTATGAAAACGCCATGAATTTATTCGCAAAGATTAAGAATATACCCAACACCAATCTTCTCGATGCCGAATTACTAGCGGTGGATCAAGCACTACATTGTCTAGCTGATGCATATGGCTTCGATGCGTATTTCATAATTACATACAACCAAGCCACGAACGAAAAAGACGCATACAGGACAGCATGGCTTATGGTGAAAAAGTCATGAAGTGGGAAGATATACTAGCACCATGCCCAATAACGCCGTTTGACAAAGTATGGGTTTTCATAGAGGTTCCTAAGCACGTAAATCCTAGGGAAAGAATAGCAAGCGTGTTGAAAGAATGGGGCATACCGTATGCGTTTTTCCCAAACGATAATCACTTGTTATCGTGTAGAATTCATATGATCTTTGAGGATAAGGATGATAAAGTGAAAATCTACTTTGGCATGGATCCAATAGAATGTAAAGCAATGGAAACAATTGAACTAGGCATAAAGTTGCTTAAGGAAGCAAGACTAATAAATGATGATGATGAAAATCAAGTTAGAGATTTACTAACGAAACGTTGGAGACTCTGGATAACAAATTATGCGCCAATACTTCCTAAATTGTGGAAAGTACTACTAACGATAGACGCAAATGATTGCTAATCACTGGCTAAGATCCTATTAAAAACAAATTATACATATTATTCAATCTAGGATGTATGGGAAAATCAGGACTACCTAAGGATGGGAAATCCAGGTTTGAGAAATGGCTAGCTAAGTATGATCCAGAAATAATAAGGAAACGGTTTGAGGAATCAATGCAAGGATAAAGGATAGAAAGGTTTTTAATACTTGCTTTTCTATTTTTCATAGTATGAACACCAGGTGGCTAATGAAAAAAGCACTTGATTTAGTCCTATATGGTAGATCAGCTAGGGATATAAAGACAAAAAACGATGCATTCGATGGCTTATGGGAAATACTAATAAGCCTAGAATACGAACTACGCAGAAAAAACCAAACAATAAGCCCTAACTAAGTTAGCATAATTATCTATTGGTCTTAAAAAGTATTTCTGTGTGGTGTTATCTTTGTTTTGTTTTTTGTGATGTTTGTTCCCTTGCTGATGCGTGATGTGCCTAGTCATCGCTGATGCGTGCTTCAGCACACACCAGTTACACATGACTGCCTCGGTTTAGTAATCGGAAGTGGACCCT